ACAGGATAGGTGTGAAGGGTAATACGGGTAAGTTTGAACGTATCGTGGTCAGCAAACCGGATGAGGTGATTGCAGAATGGAAAGAGGATGCCGTTCGTGATATCTTACGACACCTCGACCAAATGCACGAAGGTAAGTTTCGCAGAAACAGGGAAGCGTGCGGAATGTATGGCGGGTGCCGTTTCATTAAGCTATGTTCGGCCCAACCGAGCCACAGGGATTACTTGATTAAGACGAATTACAAAGTCGTCCCCATGTGGAACCCACTGAATCGGGACTGATATGAAAATCGTGTTCGATAATACGGGGGATGTAATCGCTGTCACCGCTGCCGTGGCGTTCATGCTAGACGCCATTCACGATAGCAACATCACGGCAGCACACTTTCAAGCATTGCATTCACAGTTGCACAACGTTGAGGAACAACTCGCAATGATTCCTGAATTGCAAGAGTTTCTACTGGCGCAAAGGATGAAAGGATATGGCAAAGAAAAATCACACACATCAGTACAGACGGGTTAAGCTCAAGAATGTCAGCGTCTTTCGATGTATGTTAACGAACTGTCCACACTACATCGGGGAAGAATTCATCCTCGGAAGGGAATCATTATGTCCGTCGTGTGGCAAGGAGTTTATCATCGACAAGTACGCAAGCCTGCGCACGAATCCTATCTGTCTCGACTGTCGAGATGTTTCACCAAAGTCAAAGAAGAAATCAAATCGTTCCCCCGACGTGCAGCCGAGCGTTGTTGCGGACATTCTGAAACGATACGGCGTACAGTAAACAACAAACTCTTTATAGAGTGCATCCACTGCGGTTACAAATCAAAAGGAATTGAGATTTAGAATCATGGCAAACGACCGAAGCAAGTCATTCACCCTCTCCATCGACCTTAACTGTCGCGCCCATGAGGCATTGGATACGACGCGAGAAGTCATGCGTATTCTGTTTGGTACGTGTGATATCAATCTTCTAGCGATTGAGAACGTGAGCTTGAGAGACGGCTCGTACAACACGTTGTTCACCGCGTACACAAACGAAACGGCCATCGATAGGGTATTGAATCCGGTAGTAGTAAAGCCCGAACCTGAAGCTGAAGCACCGCAGGCTGAGCCGGAAGATTACAAGGAAGACGAAGTCGATGCCTAACATCGAAGATGCATTAACCAAGGAAGAGTTTCTATTTCTCTTCAAAGGCGAACCGAGCGGCGGCAAATCAATTGCCGCTGCCTCGTTTCCAAGGCCTTACATCTTCGACATGGAATCTCGTATCAGGAGCGTAGCCGCGTATCATTACCCACGTGGCAAGCGTGACTTGGAATACGACACGTATACACGGGAAGATTACCCAAAGTTTGATAAGAAGTGGGACGAGTTCGTTGAGATGAGCAAGATGAAACGGTTCCCGTATGATACGGTCATCGTGGATTCGTTAACTAGCTCAGCAGACTTGTTACTCTCCCATGTGATTCGGTTGAAGGGTTTAGAGTCCAAAGGCAAGAAGATTGCCGGCATCGCAGTGAATAGCATTGAGGATTACAATGCTGAGAACGCGATGCTCAGCGAACTCGTTCAGTTCCTTCAGCAGATTCGATGCAAGTACAAAATCTTAATCGCGCATGTGATTAAGACTGAGAAAACAAATCTGAATGACGATTCAACTGTCGTCACTCGACAACTCTTGACCGGCGGTAAGAAGATTGCAGCACGCATACCGGGATACTTCGATGAGATTTATCACTTCGAACAAAAGCCGGTAGGTGGTCGTCCGCAATTCATTGCACGCACGGTCAATAGCGGAGAAGATTTCGCACGGACAACTCTCAAGTTGCCAAAAGAAATCAACTTCACAGACAATAACTTTTATGAATTGATTTTACCATCGATTCAGGAGGTAATGAACCTAGGCAAAGACAAAACAAACGTTGTTCCCATCAACTCCGGTAAACAGTAAACAAGGAAACAGGAAATCTAATCATGGCATTCACGTATTCGAAGGAAGATATCGCTCGCACTCGCTTGGTTGAGGCGCCCACTTGGTTGCCGGTTCGGATTACCAACTATCAGGAAAAGGTTGCGAAGTCCGAGAAGCGTAGCGGTGCAATCAATCACGTTATCACGGTGAAGGTTGAGGAACCGGGTAACGAATACAACGGTCTGGTGTACGAACAGACCTTCCCTGAGGAATGGCCGAGTTTGGCATTCGATTTCCTCAAGGCGATGCACGTTAACCTCGACACGGATGGCGGAAGCATTCGATTCGAGGAGTTCAAGGGGCAGGAAGTTTTCGTTTGCCTCGGCCCCGGTACGTACAACAATCGTCCTACTAATCAGGTGCTCGGCTGGCGCCCGATTGATTGGACTCCCGACAACAACGCGTAGTTCACAATCTCCTATCTAATACAGTTCGTAGTCGTCAGGCTGTATTAGAGTCTAACCGTGTGGTCCCGAGCGGTGGAGATTCGGGACAACTTTATGGACAAATGCTGTGCAACATGTGTAGCGTATACGTCAAATGGCCGCTGTCTTGATATGCGGTATTTGTCACCACCGTCTCCACAATTTGTCTGTTGGTTTTGGAGAGTTAAATAGCAGGCGTGGCGGAATATGGAATACGCAGTGGACTTAAAATCCACGGGTTAATAACCATGAGGGTTCGAGTCCCTCCGCCTGCACCATAATTAAAATGCGATGGACGAACTCGGATTAAAACTAGCAGTTCAAGCGCACGTTGCTGAGTTGCGAGAAATGGCAAAGGAAGCTGAAGACTTTGCCATTCGTTTGTCGCATTTGGCATCGACTGTCGAACATAACTACCGTTGGCTACGCGAGAGGGACAATGACCAAGCACACATTCAAACCGGGCGAGAAGGAACAAGTAGCAGCAGTTCTGGGAATCGAACCCCAGATGCTCCCTGATACGTTGGAACTTGAGAATGATTTAGACGACGACGAAGACGAAGATGAATCCGAAACCGAAATCCTCGATGAGGATGAGGAAGAGGACGATGAGGATGATTCTGAACTCGATGAAGATATCGAGCCAGAAGAAGATGATGAAGATGATGAGGAAGATGATGAAGCAGAGGAACAAGAATTAGGTATTCGTGTTCAGGCTGCGACGGATGATTGGCTAGCGAATCATAAGGATACCATTTCCTTAGCCGACTTCCTCAAGACCAAAGGCTTCTAAAAGATTTGGGCCGCACTGGAATTAACCAGTGCGGTCCTTTGGAGTTCCAAATGCTCCCACCGAAATTGCACGCGGAGTTGCAGAAGGAGTTTGATTTCACCCTAGAATTTCATGATTCCAACTCACTCTTTCACCCACTCGATGAAGGTCGTATCCTCATTCATCTCCCACCCCCGGTGAAACAAGGCGTTCCCGAACTACTCATTAATAAAGCACTCACTGCCAAAGCTGAACTCGTTGTTCTATTCTTACCCGCTGACACCTCAACCGAATGGTTTAGTAAGGCATTCACCGCATCGCAAGCAACTTATACCAACGTGGACTTGCGATTCCTACAAGGTAGGGTGAAATACACCATCGATAAAAAAATTAAGCGCGTGCCTTCGTGCATGATTATAATTAGGAATGATAAATGGAAACAGAAACTGCATCAAGTTTCCTAGGAGAGTATTAATGCCGACAACAGAACGTTCAGCATTCATGGGTGCGATTGAGCGCATCGTGAAACTACACGAAGCCAAAGCACATGACTACACCGACCATCGTGAGTTCGGAAACTTTGAAGAATCAGCACGCCACGCTGGAATCACAGTCGCACAAGCAATCGAATCCTTGATTGGCACGAAGGAAGCACGTCGTCAGAATCTAGAAAACAATAATAAAGTCGCGGCATTTGAATCAGTTGAAGATACTCTGCTCGACCGTGCGGTCTATTGCATCATTAGATACGCACACTTCATGGCGAGCATGGAAGATATGCCAGTACAAACTAAGATGAGTAATAGGGAAATTCGAAGACATGAAGGAATAAACCAAGATGAGCGTGGCAGCTATTGATATTCAAATAGATGTACCCGGAGAAGGCAATCCGAATGCGGACATCGCTATCGTTGGGGAGGCACCGGGTTCGGAAGAACAAAAGGTGGG